GGCAAACTCTCAATGTGAGCCTACTACAGAACTTCAAGAGTAGTAGCTCTGCCCCATGCAATGTGTATCTATCTGCTACGTATTTGCGTAGTGCTCCTACCACTAACAATATGTAAGAGAGGTATAAATGAGTAACGGCTACGGTATTGATATCTATGGAGTAGCTTTTTACGGCTATTCACAACCAGCTGACTATAGCGTAGCTCCATTTAATTCATTTCAGACTGACTACGATAAGATCACTTTGAAATGGTCTTCTCCCAATTCAACTCCTTGGAAGTATATTCAGTTAGTTCGTAGTATTTATGGGTATCCTTCTACTCCTGTTGATGGTATCTCTCTTACTACAATTTCTCCTGCTTCTTTAGTAACTAGTTACGATGATGCAGATTTAGCCCCAGGAAAGATTTACTACTACACAGTATTTCTTAGTTTGGAAGCCCCAGCTTGGTCTGTTGGAACTACTTACAGTATTACTAGTACTGTTCTGTACAACGGAAGATACTGGAGAAGTCTTCAAAATAGTAACGTAGGCAATACTCCCAGCGTGTCTTCTTCATTCTGGGCCAGTGTTCCTTACACGCCCGTATGGTTACCTGCTGGGTATACAGCTAACTTAACAGTTACTAATAATAATTATTCTTCTTTGCTATACAATAGAACCCCACAACCCTACAAAATAACTAACTCGGATACTTTCGCTAATACCATAGTGGATAATCCGGCGCTTCTGCACTATTTAAGTTTGTTCGGTTATCACTTGGATATGACAAAGACTGAGTATGATCTGTATCTTCATGGAAATAATCCGGATATTATCTCAGGAACCAACCTAGATTATCTTGGCCAACAACTAGGATTCACTACGGATTACCTATCTTCCCCACAACTAAGAAGACAGAGAGTAAAGAATGCCACGGTTAACTATCGTCTTAAGGGAACTACTCAGAGTATTCACAATGCTATTGCTTCTATAACTGGTTGGGATTCTGTAATTACTGACAGCATTAACATGCTTCAGGACGGAGATCAAGCAGCTCTTGTGCATCCTAGTTATGATGTCTGGGACCCATCTACTACGTACTTTGTTAATCAATTAGTACAGTTCAATGGCTTTAACTACAAGAATATTCTTCAATCCTATGGTGTAGCTCAAGAACCTTCGGGAAGCAATTCATCAAATACATGGTGGCAAGTACAAGTTTCTACTACAACTACGCAATTAGTAGATACCACTACTCTAAAGAATCCTACTAATTACATTAGTGGTGGCACTGTAGGAACTGGGGGATACTCTACTTGGTATCCATCTAGTCAGGTTATTTATACTCCAGTAACACAGGATGGAATTGCCACAGGTCTTCCACATCCTACCAATTCCACTATCCAAAATTGGAATGCCCTAGTATATAAGGCCCCATCCACTCTTGGATCAACTATTGGTAATACTATTTTTGGAATTCCCAATACTCCATCCTGGTCTAATAGTACAAACTATGTAGTAAATAACTGGGTATCAACCGGTTCTTCTCCAGTACTTTATTGGATAGCACTTAAGCCTTCAGGACCAGGAACTCCTTATGGATTCATAACTCCTGGAACTAACGATACTTTTTGGAAATCTAGATATTTTACTACATCAGATACAACTTCTGAAATTATTACTGATGGAGTTCCTTTGCTTCAGTATCGTCAGTGGGATTCTTCCACTACGTATTCTATTGGAACTCAGATTCAATACTTTGGTATTATTTATCAGGCTATAAATATTAATAAGAATAGCAAGCCATCCGGTTACTACTACTCTAATCAAAATTGGATTTATGTACAACCAGCTGAGAATGCTTATGTAGCTTCTGTGTATCAGACTCGTTTAACTACGGATACTACAGCACACGAAGCTTTTATTGAAATTGATACTTATGACAGTATCAATAGATCACAGGATGCCTTTACCTTAACGGCACCAGCTTATCTTTCTAGATTTGATGGAGATTATTCGGATCTTAATGGTATAAATGACAATACTTTGGCTAACCTGGGAAGACCTTGGACGGCCACACCTTCTACAGCAACTCTGTGGAGATCCAATTATGGTATGGCCTCTGTTAATCAGACTATAGCGGGAACTACCACGTATGTCCTATTAACTGTTGCGGACGGTAGGAGTGACGTGCATCTAGCCCTTACATTTGTAACGGATTATAAAGACAATTTGCATACGGGACACGGTATCGTTTTCAGATATCAGGACAGTAGCAATTTTTGGTACGCAACAAGAAAAACTTTGTACAAAGTGGTTGCAGGTGTAGAAACTTTTATGGCATCTTGGTCTAGATTAGTAGATGGTGACAGACTGTTTATCACTGCAAATGGATCTGCTATTGAGGTCTTTAAATACAGACGCGATGGATCTAATACTCTTATCCCCTTCGTTACTGTTACTGACTCAACATTCCAGACTGCCACTATTCATGGAATTATGCAAAAGTACTCAGCATCAGGAGCCGTGTAATGTCATTTCCAAAGATTAGTACCCTTAATAACATATATATTCAGGGAGTTCTTAATAGTCAATGGAATTCTAATGGTGGAATTTTTGGTCTTCTTAATCCTGAGAACTTTATTACTTCTACCTATGGTGCCTATGGTTATGGCCAGAATTTCTATGGTGGAGTAGTACCAGGGGATGCTACGCCCTATGTTCAAGCCACTTCTACTCCTAGCTTCTTTGGGGCGTCTACTTACGACGCTTCCCAGAGTAGTTTTTCAGCAAAAATTCAACCAGCTCCTTCTGGTAATGGCTCAGTTCAAACTTCTTTAATTATTAAGCAAGATGAGCGCAATTTTGTGGAGATGTATCTAGGTCCTAATGGACAATTTGGGGGATATGTTTCTAATAATGGAGTACCAGTAGTTCCTACTGCCTTATTTCCCGCATATGATCCCATTGCACACGCCTATTGGCGTATACGAAACGCGCTCCCTTTCTTCTATTTTGAAACATCTCCAGATGGGGCTACATGGACTACATTAGCCATGTCCTCTTATGGTTGGGATGTGACTGCTGTAACCATAATGTTCTTTGCTGGATACACTGGTAAAGAAGCACAAGGTTATCAAGCTTTTATTAGTAATGTGAATCAAAATACTGTTGCTTCTGTCTTAAAAAGCACAGCAGTAAATACTTCCTTTATTCACAGCTTAGCAATTGTTACAAACCCAAATGCGCTATCTGGTAGAGCTTCTGGGTTTAGTGGTAGAAATTCATTCTTCCATATAACTAATGGGATTCCTCAAGGAGGAATGACAGATTTCGCTATTGGTGACGTCGCTTTTGATGATCCAGCTACTGCTAGAAGCATTACAGTATTCAGTCCTAATATGACTGGGGGGAGTTCTATAGTTTGGCAGAGACCCTATAATTCCGTAGTCCCTGCGGCCCCTTATAGAGATGGTACTTACTGGACTCCTGCAAAAACGGCAAGTCTTATTGCTGGTGCTCAATCTTCAGATACAAACAGGCAAGCATTTACAAACGTACAATTTGAAAAGACTTTGGGGTCATTTAATCGTCTCAGTACTAATGTTGCCTACTACACAGACACATGTGAATTTGCTGCTCAAAAATCTCTAACAAGTTCCGGAATAGACGGATCTATCAGTGTTACCCGTAGCAAGGATATAGCTTATGCTGGAAATTACTCTGGAAAGATGATGTTTGGGGGCGCACCAGTTCCTGACGGTTCTGGGCATAATGCTTACTGGGCATATCCAACGAAGAAAGCACTCACTCCAATTGTAAATAACACAGTTGGGCAGGAAACAGTTAGAGGTTCTGTAGCCTTAAATACAACAAGAGCTGGTACCCAATGGTATCCAGCCCTAGCCATCTATGACGCTAATTTTAATTTGTTAGCACAAAGTACATTCTTGTCGTCTTCTACACCAACCTTAATTACACATCCTGGTGGGGGAACTTGGCAAGTGGCTTCTGTTCTATTGCCAACAGGAATTTCTTCCGCAAG